GCTCAGGATAGGAAGGAGCAGGAAGAGGCGGGTCACCGTTTGCTTGCCCATGTCTTTGCGGATGAAAAGCCAGCGAGGAGAAAGCCAGTTATTGGGGGAACTCACTTGCTCGAGCCGAAAACTAAACAGGTTCTCAAGGTGCTTGTTGCTCGGCCTTATCCTGTTACTTTGGACACTATCTTGCGAAGGACTGATGTTAAGTCGAAGATGGCCGTTCATAAGCATATTGAGGCAATCCGGAACGCTGGCTATAATGTCCAGACGATTACCACCGGACGCAAAAAGCGCAAATATAAGTTAGGGGCGTAATCATGGAAGAGAACACAAATATCACCTTGACAGGACAAGAGGCAAAAACCTTGCAGGGTTTGCGCGAATTGCTCCAGCAAGAAATCAAGAACGTTGTCTTTAACGAACAAGAAACTGTTACTTCCAGCGATGTAGAAGACATGATTACTAATCATCTGGACAGCGAAGTTGACCAGTACATTGAGAACTGGTGCGACAATCATCTGGAAGAACGTATCCAGAGTGTGTTCAGAGATAAGTTGACATTATCTGTCGAACTGGTCTAAAACGTACTTATCAGGGGGTTGCGCTGTTGCAATCCCCGTTAATACCGAAAGGAAAACCGATGAAAAAGACAGCTTTTAACTTCAACGTAAACGAAGAGAACGCGGACGATTTTGCAGTGATACCGAATGAAGACCTCCAAGCGATTGCCCAGCTTGTGAACGTAATCACTAAACAGATGGGCGTGTTGGAAACTCTCTTGGGCAATGCAGGCATCTCAATGTTCTCATTCGAAAAACATACTAAGACACTGGCGGACGTTAAACCTACCACTAAATAAAACGTACCCGTTTTTCTCCCTACCTTGCCCCGTCACTAGCTGGCGGGGTTCTTTTTTGCCCGTATGACAGAATAATATCTAGCGAGTTGAACTGGCGGGATATTCTGGCCGGTTGCTTGTTCGGGATAGCTAACAATATCCACATCAAAACATTCACATCAAAGGTAAACAGTACAGGTAATTTTGTCAGACCAACCTTGTGCGCGTGTGCGGGTGCGGCAATATTACTGCAGGGGATGTTTCAGCTTGTACGTTTTGCCTGTTTGTCCGCTGGGCGGTATTGGCAAAGGAAAAATCGTCTCAGGGGGTTGTTAGGGCCACCGGGGGTGTACGGGTACTTGTATGCAAACCCGCCATATTTTTTATTTTTTTGTGAATTTCATACAGAAAAAGGGGACGTACCGAAAGGTACTCCCCTGCATGAACCAAAACGTACCCCGTTGGTACACCAGAACGTACTCCCTACGTGAGTAGTGGTGTTTCCCCGGCGGGTTACACCGGCAGTGTACAGTTCAAATCACGTCCTGTCAACCCCAAATCGACAGTTATCGTATTTTTTCTTGACAGGGGATACCTTAAACACTAATATAACAGTGAAGAGTTGCATCTCACTAGCAGATGTCCCCGCAAAAACCCCGATATCTTTACATTGACGGACAGTACTGGCTAGAAAAGTGCGGCAACTCTCCCAAACGCGTACATTTTAGGTACGAATTAGAGAAAACCGATGAATTTACTTGCTCAACAGCACAAAAAACGTGAGTTGACACCCCAACAGCGTACGTTTCTCGACAACCTGTTTGAAAATGGTGGAAACGTGACCGATGCTGCCCTATCTGCAGGGTACTCTCGTGGGTCAGTCAGTTGGTTGAAGGACAGTTTGTCCGATGAAATCATCTCACGTACAAAAAACCTGCTTGCTACGAACGCTCTGAAGGCTGCGAACCGCCTTGTCAATACCATAGACAACCCCGTCCCCGACAGAGGCGACGATTTGCGCCTCAGAGCGGCTGAATCACTGTTAAATCGTGTAGGCGTAGCAAAACAGGAACAAATAAACCACAACGTACAAGCCATCCACGGTGTTGTACTGTTACCACCAAAGGAAGAGGTCGTAATCGATGGCTGAAGGTAGAAAGGGACGTGGTAATCCGCTTGCTGAAATGCTTGCAAACATGCCACAAGAACAAAGAAACAAATACATTCGTATGTTTGGTGGTAGAATGGACGAAAATGAAGTGCCGATTGTAAAGATAGACGAGGAAGGACAGTACGAGTTTGACTTTGCACAAGGTGGGAAGGTATATCGTGGAAGAAAAGCAGCCAGTTCAGCCGAAAAAACGCGGTAGACCTAAAAAAGACCCCAACGCACCGAAAGCTATCTACAATCTGTCTCGTGCAGAGATAGCCAGACGTGCTGCACAGAAACAAGTACGCCAAGCGAAGAAAAGAGCTGCTAAAGCGTCCAAGACTGCCGAAGATAAACGAAGGTACGCCCGTAAGGTCGAGCAGTCACAAAGCCGCGTAGAGAAGGCTCTAAACGGCAAACAGACCACATTGATAGATGAAGGAGACTTACAAAACGTACCGGCTGCGGTCTCCGATTTGGTAGAAGAGTATGAAGTTGTTTTCAAACCTAATCCCGGACCACAGGAACAGTTCTTGTCCGCTGGTGAACGGGACGTATTGTATGGCGGTGCAGCAGGGGGCGGCAAAAGCTTTGCCTTGCTTGCTGACCCTTTGCGGTTTTGCCACAACCCTAATCATCGTGGGCTACTTCTCCGTCGGACTCTGGACGAACTAACTGAACTCATCGACAAGTCACGACAACTATATACAAAGGCGTTTCCCGGCGCAAAGTTTCGTGAATCAAAATCAACGTGGCACTTCCCATCAGGAGCCACCATCTGGTTCACGTACCTCGACAAAGACAAGGACGTGACTCGTTTTCAAGGACAGGCGTTCAACTGGATAGGTATTGACGAGATAACCCAGTACCCAACGCCGTACGTTTGGGACTATCTTCGTTCACGTCTTCGTACGACTGACCCAGAATTACAGCAGCATCTGTACATGCGCTGCACAGCCAACCCCGGTGGTGTTGGTGGCTGGTGGGTTAAGAAAACGTACATTGATAATGTTGAACCAAACAAACCGTTTGCTGCGTTTGACATCGAAACAAAAAAAGAATTTCTGTATCCTCCTGTTCATGAGAAAGCAGGCCAGCCTCTATTCTACCGAAAGTTCGTACCAGCACGACTGACAGACAATCCATTCCTGATGGAGGATGGACAATACGAAGCAATGCTGCTATCATTGCCTGAAGTAGAGCGGAAGCGATTGTTAGATGGAGATTGGGATGTTGCAGAGGGTGCAGCCTTTCCTGAGTTTTCTCGTGTTCGACACGTGGTCGAGCCTTTCGAATTACCTACCAACTGGCCCCGCATACGAGCCGCCGACTACGGCTATGCGAGTCCTTCGTGTGTGCTTTGGGGTGCTATTGATTGGGATAACAATATTTGGGTCTATCGTGAGTTGTACGCCAAACACTTGACAGCAGAAGAACTCGCTGATAAAATACTAGAAGCAGAACAACTTGACCCACCTGCACACTACACCGTACTCGATTCATCATGCTGGAATAAGACAGGCTTCGGACCGTCCATAGCTGAAACGATGATGAGAGCAGGAGTGAGGTGGACACCATCTGACCGCAATCGATTACAAGGTAAGATGGAAATACACAGACGATTAGCTAATGACCCGTACACAGAAGAACCACGGGTTCGTTTCTTTTCTAACTGTCAAAACATAATTAAGCAGCTTACAGGCATACCGCTGTCCAAAACAAACAGCGAAGACGTAGACACCAAAGCAGAAGACCACGCATACGATGCTCTTCGCTATATGCTGATGACAAGAATGAGCGGTTACGCTGCCATACATCAACAGCTTGGTGCAATCAAGAATCAAGTACACAAAGTACAAGATGAGGTATTCGGTTACTAATGGCTACAAAAAAGCAACAAACCAGAATAAATGAATTTAATTTAATTAAGAGTACGCTGTTTCCAAACGGTCAGATTCCCCCTATGGCTGAAATTCAGGAACGTTTGTCTAGCGGTAACTATTCTGTGCGAGATGGGCTGATTGCTCGTTTGTATAAGAATGGTGTGCCTGTAGACCCTTTCCTGCTTAAAAACGATGAAACAAAAGTATTTGCTACAGCAGTTGAAAAAGCATTTCCTAATCCAACTAAAGTGGCTAGAAACATTGAGGGTATTGCAGGCACAATAACTAAACTTGCTAGTTCCAAAATACCACTTGATTCATCGTTTACTGAATTAGAAGTTGCTAGTCGCGCACCTGATTTTAGTGATGATACTAGGACTAAAATTGTAAAGCCCATCGTTGAAGATGTAAAGTCTGTTATTGCAGGTGATGTAAAAAGAACAGTAACTGGAACCCGTAAACTTGCAAAAGGTGCAATTCCAATCGGTGTTCTTGAAGGAGTCATGAAAGGAATTGGTAATATTACTGACCCTATTATTCGTGATGCTGTTGTAGCAAGTATGCTTGGTTATAGAGGAACAGACCTCTCTGGTATTGTAACAAACGCAGAACAAGCAGAAGAGATGTATCCCGCTCGTCCGTACTATGACAGACAATCTCAAGTTATGATGTCTCCTGATGCAGAGTTACCGGGCGGGGGTAGAAAAGGAAAAGGACCAGACAGACCTCTTGGTCCAGTTATGGCACAGATTATGAATCGTCGGTACGATTCTGCTGTAGATGGAGAATTATTTCCAGATGTAACAACAGGGAAGTTAACTGCCGCACTTAAAAAGCATGTTTACCCCAATATAGACAAGGACACACTGAAACTTCTTAAAAAAACACCTAGCGGTTACACTGATATGCGTCGTATTGTGGCTTCAGCTATAGCCAATCAGCTAGGTAATCCACAAGCTGCTGCAGAAATCATCAGTCATAAAGGTGACCCATCAGAAAAGATTGACCGTGTTATGACCGGGTTCTACACAGATGTTGAAAACATCGATTCATTAGAAGCACGTCGTACAGCATTGATTGGTTTTGAAAAGCTGATGGCTGATGCTACAGGTCAAGTTGATGCAAAGGGGTTAGGTACATATCTAAGATTAAATTTAGACCCAGAGTTTAACGCTACTTATCCTGAGTTTAAAATAAAAGCTGGCTCTGAAGTAGCTTCAGCCGTTAAAGTTACACCTGCAACACCTGAACAAGTTGAAGCTGGTAGTGACCTTTCTGCTGCTCGTATGCAACAGTCTGCAGCCGAAGCACGATTAAGTGCAGAACAGTCTGGATTACAAGCTGACCAAACTACCATAGAGCGAGGTAAGATAGCACCAGAGGTTGCAGAGGCACAGGCTGCTGTAGCAGGTGCAAAGAAAGAACAGGCTGCTCAAGCTGCCTCAGATGAAGCTGAAGACCTTAAAAAGGGACTTATAAACAAATACGCACGTCCCATGACAAAGGCAGGAGCGAAGGTTGCAAAAGTCGTTCTTCCGGGCGTAGGTGTTGCAGTAAGTATGTTGGCAGCAAAAGACACTTCCGCTGCAGTTTTTGAACAAGCTACAAAATTAGGCCTTCCTACCCCAGTGGCAAAAACTGCTGGATATATAGCAGGCGCGACAGAGTTTTTACCCGTAACACCATCAGACATTGTTTCTGTTGCAAAGGCTATACCAACAGAGCCAACGATGGTTACACAAGCACAGCAGCGTCAACAGGCTGCACAGTACGATTTTGGAGACGAGTTTGGAAACATACCCCCAGATACAGGGCAATCTATTCCAACTGCTCCGTTAAATATTCCTGACCCTGTTCCGTCAAACATGGGTATGTTATCTGCAGGAGCAGCAAAGGAAAGAGTTAACCTTGCCACTAGAGCCGCAGAGCAAGGTGAAGAAACTACACTAACAGGCTCATTTTTACAACCTCAATAACAAGGAGCATAGCAATGTCCAACTTGAATTTTGGAGAAGGCTATATCATGAACTCTGATAAAACATCCGTCGATGACCAGATGGGAGCAGCAGACCTATACCGTGAAGGTTTAGAGTTTGATACTAAAACTGCTCAAGGTGTTCTTACAGAAGATATGCCTAAAGTAATGACCAAAAAAGCAGTTGACCCTTCTCTAATGAAGATGGCTGAAGAACGCGATTACTAAAATGTCTGATAACTTTCTTGAACCTGCAGATGATACTGCCGTTAACATAATCAATCCAGAAGAAAAGATGCCCGGTCTTGTTGGGTACATCAAAGGTAAACTGCAAGATTCTGAGAACGGTAGGTATTCGTACGAACAGAGATGGCTAAAAGCATATAAGAACTTTCGGGGGATTTACGATTCTACTACTCAGTATCGTGATTCTGAGAGGTCAAAGGTATTTATAAAGATTACCAAAACTAAAGTGCTTGCTGCTTATGGGCAGATTGTAGATATCCTGTTTGCTAATAAGAAATTTCCTATTGTAGTCGAACCTACCCCTGTTCCAGAAGGAATAGCGGAGTTTGCTCATATAGGTACACCACTTGACGATATCATTGACCCGTACGGTTTTGATGGTGACGGTAGAGAATTACCTTTTGGTGCAACGCAAGCTACTGGGGGTGATTTCTTAGGCGGGTTACAAGGAAGATATCAGAACGCGAACTTAAAAGAAGGTCCAGCTTTGATGGGGGAACCTCAGATAAGCCCGGCTCAAAAAACAGCATTGAATATGGAAAAGCAAATCCATGACCAACTGTTGGATACAAGTGCAGTTAACGTTATGCGTAGTGCTATTTTTGAATCTGCATTACTAGGAACGGGGGTGGTAAAAGGGCCGTTTAACTTTTATAAACGTATTCATAAGTGGGAACGTAGTGACCAAGGAGAACGTATGTATACGCCGTATGAGCGTATCGTTCCTCGTATTGAGCATGTTCCTATTTGGGACTTTCACCCTGACCCTTCTGCAACCAGCATTGAAGACTGCGAATACGTTATCCAACGTCATAGAATGAACCGACAGCAAATACGAGGACTTATAAATCATCCTCATTTCAATAGCGTTGCTATCGAAAATGCTCTTGCCACTGGTCCAAATTACAATGACAAGTATTACGAAGATACTATTCGAGAGGATGAAACTGAAGCGTACTATCAAGAAGGGCGTTTTGAAGTTTTAGAATACTGGGGAGTACTTGATTCATATCTAGCAAAAGAGGCAGGATTAGAAGAAGCAGACCAAATGAGTCCGTTTGACCAAGTGCAAGTCAATGTGTGGGTTAGTGGTAACGAAATTCTTCGTTGTGTAGTAAACCCGTTTACTCCCGCTCGTATTCCTTATCAGGTGTTTCCGTACGAAATCAACCCATATCAAGTATGGGGAGTTGGTATTGCAGAGAATATGGAAGATGCTCAAATGCTGATGAACGGACACGTTCGGATGGCAATCGATAATCTTGCCTTGGCAGGTAATCTTGTATTTGATGTGGATGAGGCAAGTCTTGTACCGGGACAGAACATGGATATTTTCCCCGGTAAAATATTCCGTCGTCAGTCAGGGGTCACAGGCACAGCAATCAACGGACTAAAGTTTCCTAACACTGCACCTGAAAACATTCAGATGTATCAGATTAGCCGACAGCTTGCTGACGAGGAAACAGGTCTGCCATCCATCATGCACGGACAAACAGGTGTGACAGGCACAGGGCGCACCGCATCTGGTCTGTCAATGCTACTGGGGGGAGCAAGTCTTTCCCTCAAGACAGTTATTAAAAATATCGATGACCACTTGTTGAAACCCTTAGGTGAAGCATACTTTCAATGGAACATGCAGTTTAATGACGATGCACCTGACATTGAAGGCGACCTTGAAATCAAACCACGAGGCGTAGCTGCAGTCATGCAGAAAGAAGTACGCAGTCAGCGACTTACTACTTTACTGCAGACAGCATCCAATCCGTCTCTTGCACCGTTTATCAAGATACCAAACTTGGTACGTGAACTTGCTATCGCACAAGACATCGACCCTGATAGCTTGGTAAATGATGTTAACGAAGCGCAGATTTTTGCAGAGATATTAAGAGGATTACAAAATGCTCAACAAGACACAGGCCAGCAAGGTCAGCCCACTGGTGGCGAACAAGGAAGCATGGAACAGTCTGGACCAACACCTGCAGGAGCAAATCCAAATGACGCTTCGGGCGTTGGTGGCGGCACAATCGGAACTGGAAGTGTTCCGGTTGCAGGGGAAGATAACTTCACTGGAACAAATCAAGGGACTGAAGGCTGATTACGAAGCTGCAATAAAGGAAAGCATAAGTGGGCAATAGCATACTTGATAGTTACATGGCAAATCTTGCAGGCAGAACGGGTGCTGCAGGCGTAGCCACGGGCATGTTATATCAGCAGCGGACGGGCAGGTCTTTTCTTCCTTACATGGGGAAGCCAAAGGTATCTCGTGGTGCAGCAGAGGCCGGTGGAGTTGCACGAGAGTTAGGGCATGAAGAAAGTGGTCCTAGCGGTCCGCAGCCTACCGCAGGCGATAGAATAAAAGATGAAAACAACGATGGTATTCCTGACGGGATTAATATTGTATCTGGTACAGGAGATACATTCAGAGTATTGCCAACAAAAACAGGCAGTTTTACACAAATAAGTCAACGTTACGATGAACAGGTAAAGAAAGAAAAACAAGAAGCTCTAGAAAAGCAGCTTACTGTAAAAGGCGTAAGTTCAAAATTAAAAAGTTTAGTTAAAAAAGAAGCAGGTCGTGCGCTAGGTATTCCTGATAGTAGATTTGATATCGCAAGTGGAAGGGACGTTATTGCAGGAGGTGTAAAAACAGGTATACCCCTGATAGATTTTTTACAACCTTTAGGTCAAAAAGCATTTGAAAAGTTTACGTTGCCAAAGATAGAAAAGGCGGCTGCACAGGCTGCGTTAGGGGCAGAAGGATTTGGTGTATTTACGTTAGGGGGAGGTTTAACAATAGGTATGACTCCCGATGGAATAGTAGGCGACGTAGATAACTTTCTTGACCGCACAGGGCGCACCCGAACCCAACTTGAAAATGAATTAAGAGATAAGATATCTGCTGGGCTAGGCGGTGGATATTTGCAAAACATGTATCAAGAATATACGAGCAGCCCGATTACACCTTTAACACCAGAAGCAAATATTAAAGGTCGCTACATGTACGAGCAGAGCATAATCGGTTCTACTTTAGACGACGAATTAAAAAGTGAACTGCTTGGTGGTGCAGACCTCAGACCAACTATAGATTACACGTTTGCTTATGAAGATGGTACATATGGCAGCGGAAAAACTACAGGGTTTGCTGGTGTGGTTAGACAAGATGCTTCTACAGGAGAGATTATAACTTCTAATACGCCCACTGGTACGTATCGTGATGATTATGAGCAGAGTTCTTCTGATGATGACAATACTGGTGGTGGCGTAAGCTTTAGTGGTTCAGACCCTGCATCTCAACAAGAAGAAATGGAATCTGCAGCAGGTGTAGGTGGTGATTTTGGCGGTTTTGGTAGTTTTTTTAGTAAGGGCGGACGTACTCATATGAAAGAGGGGGGTACGTCAGGTGACCCCATACAAGGAACAGGATTTGTATCTGGCCCACCGAATCAGTTTACAAAGAGTGAGACAGTGGCTGACACAGAGTACCGTCAGGTGCGTGATGGTTCTTTTGTTCTTAATGCACCTACTGTTGAAAGGTTACAGAAGCTAGGAATGTTACCCTCTAGGGTTGACAAACCTAAAAAAGTTGCTAAAATAAAAGCGAGAAAGGGTGGTTTAATTGACGTAGCTTTATCTAAAGGCGAAGTCGTTATTGAACCAGAGGACATTAAAAGCTTTGGTGGCTACGATGCCTTAGAACGCCTCAACAATGTTGGTAAGTCCGAAGTAGACCGTAGACAAGCAAACATGGGCGGTAGAGTAATGGGGTACTCAGGCGGCGGCGGTGTATTAACTCCTAGAGGTGGTATTTTAGGCACAGGTAGAATTGGTATTTTAGGAACGCCTTTCGTATCTGGTGGTTCATCTGATGTAAATTCTCCACCTCCACCCCCTGTTTCATCTGAAGACTCATTTGTAAAAATACAACCTTCTTCTCCTGACAGTTACAAACCTTTTATACCTGAACTTTCTCCGTTTGAAAAGTTGACAGCAGATTTGTTACTTAGATTAGAAGGTAACGAAGCACAGGGGTACGTTCCAAAGAAAATAGGAGATGACCTTAGCGGAGTGAGTATAGGCATTGGATTTGATATAGGTCAACACAGCGTAAAAGATTTAGAACGTATGGGTTTTAATTCTGATATTATTTCTAAATTTACTCCTTACTTAAAAAAACAAGGCGATGAAGCTAGAGCAATTCTAAAACAAGAACCTTTAGAACTAAATGCAGACGAATTAGCCGAAGTAAATAGAATAACGTTACGAAGCAAAATAGAAAGCTTTGATAAGTTTTTCCCTGAATACAAAGATGTTAATGATATTGACCGTGCTGTCCTTATATCTGCGGATTGGATTGGTGGATTAAGACCAACAGAAGAACATCCAAAAGGACGATACAAAACATTTAAAAATACTTTTAGAGATACTTTAAGCATGGAGACTGCAATACAAAAAGGTCTTTTTGCAAGAATAGAGAATAAGGGTGACCCTGAACACAATCGAGCAGAGAAAGCATTAGATTGGATTCAGGAGACAAGGCAAAAGGTACGTAGGAGTAAACCAGTTCCTACCCCAACGCCCCAACCTAATTAGTCAGCTACCCGCACAGCGGCCCTGACGTAACCGAAGCGGCTACCTACAAGCCAAGTAGCCCCGCAAGATGAGGTAAAACAAATGGCAAAAAAAGTTCGCGGACACCGCGCAAATAAACCAAACGATTCCTTTGGAACCATAAACAACAACAATCTTTACAGAGGCGGATACCGTGAAGACGTGTACGCTGAAGAAGACAAGGATGTTGAAGAACAACAGGCGCAGCCTGAAGAAGAAAAAACTGAACCTAGTTTTGTTCAAGGTGAAGCAGAAGTCAAGCATGACTACAAGAAACGCTATGACGATTTAAAACGGCACTATGACGAAAAGGTACAAGAGTTCAAGGACAAAGAGAAACAATTAGAAGCGACCCTCACTGAAGCTACTCGCGCACAAGGTATCTCTCTACCCAAAACAGAAGAAGAACTCGTCAAGTTTAAAGAAGAATTTCCTGACGTGTATGACGTAGTAGAAACTATTGCTACTATGAAAGCAGGTGAACGGGCGCAAATTCTTGAACAGGAACTTGAAACCATTCGTGAAAAAGAACAGAATACAAGGGTTCAAGCGGCATACCAAGAACTTATAAATTCTCATCCTGATTTTAATGAAATTAGACAGGACGAGAAATTCTTAGGATGGTTAGAAGAACAACCGCCTAGCATATCCGATGGTATTCTTAAAAACAATACAGACGCTCGTTGGGCTTCACGTGTTGTTGATTTGTACAAAGCTGATGTAAATATCACACCTAAACGTACAAAGAAGAAAAAGGAAGATGCTGCCGTATCTGTAGGTGCTGCGAAAGCACGTGACCTCACAGACTCACGGACTGAAGGTAGGATGTTTAAAGCATCCGACATCGCCAAGATGAAACCTTGGGAGTTTGAAAAGATGGAATCTGAAATCGACTCTGCAAGGGCTGAAGGGCGAATCGACTATAACTCTTAATCCTCAAAGGAAGGGATTGAACAATGGCTTTTGATTCAGCCGCAAGTTACGCAAACTTGCCTTCCGGGAACTTTACCCCGGAAATTTTCAGCCAAAAAGTTCTCAAATTCTTCCGTCGTGCTTCGGTTGCAGAAGATATTACTAATACCGACTACGCTGGCGAAATTGAAAACTTTGGCGATACGGTTCGCATAATTAAAGAACCGACTATCACTGTATCCAGCTATACGCGTGGTTCAGTGGTAAACCCACAGGACTTGGCTGATGACCAGACTACTATGGTTGTTGACCAAGCTAACGCGTTTGCATTTAAGATTGACGACATTGAAGAGCGTCACTCTCATGTAAACTTTGAAGCATTGGCTACTTCTTCAGGAGCATACTCTCTGAAGCGTAAGTACGATGCAAACGTCCTGCAAGCTATCTCCGATGGCGCAGGTCTTGCTGG